GGGAACCCGATGTTTCTGTAGGCACAGAAGTTTTAATTCGGATTTCACTTCACAAAAAGTGACCATAGTTTAACCATGTTACAAGTTGAAACGCTGGCCGTTACCGACTTGATTCCGTTCGCAAAAAACAGTCGAACGCATCCAGATTCACAAGTCGCCCAAATAGCCGGGAGCATTCGAGAGTTCGGATTCACAAATCCGATATTGATTGATCAGCACAATGGCATCATTGCAGGACATGGCAGAGTTTTAGCCGCACGTAAGTTAAATCTTACGGAAGTCCCTTGTATCCGGTTGAGGGGATTAACGGAAGCACAAAAACGTGCATACGTTATCGCAGACAATAAGATTGCACTCAACGCAGGATGGGATGAAAAATTACTGTCTCTCGAGTTAAAGGAATTGGGCGAGTTAGGGATAGAAAGTGAATCTGTAGGATTCTCGAATTCCGAAATAAAAGCACTTTCATTGAAGGATATAAACCTTCAAAGAGAAGAACCATATACGCGAAAGATTGAAGCGCCGAAATACGAACCGTCTGGTGAAAAGCCAAGTGTTGATTTGCTCTCAAATAGAGAGAAGACAAAAGCACTGATTGAAGAAATCAAAGCATCCTTGGTAACGGATGAAGAAAAATCATTCCTGATATCGGCAGCAGAGAGACATACCATATTTGACTTTAGAGAGATTGCAAACTATTACGCATACGCAAACTCTGAAATGCAGTTGTTGATGGAAAAGTCTGCACTAGTCATCATCGATTTTGATAAAGCCATCGAGAACGGATATATATTGCTCACGAAAAATATCATGGAGCAATACAAGAAAGATTCTTCAGATGACAATGAGGAATAACAACTTTGCAGCCTTCATCCTGACTCATGGAAGGCCAGATCGAGTTGATACCGTAAACACATTGAGGAAATGTGGTTACACTGGAAAGATATATCTTATATGTGACGACGAGGACAATACGCTCGATGAATATCGGCGTAGATATCCTAATCAAGTTTTAGTCTTTTCAAAGAAGGACGTAGCGGCAACCTTCGACGAGGGTGATAATTTCAAAGAGCGTCGAGGCGTTGTGTATGCAAGAAATGCCTGTTTTGATATAGCAAAAAATTTAGGTATTAAATACTTTTTCCAACTTGATGATGACTACAAAGAGTTTTCATACAAATTCAACGAGCAGCATCAATATGGGAGATGGAGAATCAAAAGTCTAGATACAATTCTGGACTTGCTTCTTGATTACTTGATTCAAATTCCGGCTCTCGCAATAGCGATGGCACAGGATGGCGACTTTATTGGTGGCGGTGCTGCTGCAATAGCGCAGAAAATAAAGCCATCAAGAAAAGTGATGAATACTTTTATTTGCAGCACCGATAGACCTTTTAAGTTTATCGGCAGAATCAATGAGGACGTAAACACTTACGCACTCGGAACATTCCAAGGGCAATTATTTTTTACGATTCCAATACTTTCGGTAAATCAGAAAGTCACTCAAAGCAATGCTTCCGGAATGACTGACTTATATCTAGACTATGGAACATACGTCAAAAGTTTTTACTCGGTTATGTATTGTCCATCATTCGTCAAAGTTGCAGAGATGATTACTACCCATCGAAGACTGCATCATAAGTTGTCGTGGAACAATGCGGCCCCGCAGATTATCGACGAAAAGTATAGAAAGATTGAACGCTAATGTCGGTAAATATTGCAGCATTGGCAACGGCCTTGAATCTAACGACAAGAAGGATTCACCAGTTAAAAGCAGAAGGTCTGCCAACAGTCGGTCGAGGACAGTACGAACTCGGCCCTTGCATGGCTTGGTACATACGTTATTTGCAAGCGGCTCTCGAGAAGCGTGGCCCGAATACAAACTCCGACACGCCCGACCTTGTTGCAGAAAAGACAAGACTCGCAAAGGAGCAGGGCGACAAGTTAGCGTTAGAGAACGCGATAAAGCGAGGGCAACTAATCTACGCTGACGATGCCGCAGAAATTTGGTCAGATCATATCTCGCACGCAAAGTCGAAGATTCTAGTTATCCCGAGCAAACTGGCTCCGCAGTTGGTAAACATAGACAATGCAAACGTCATCGCCGGTAAACTCCGCGACGAACTCGACGCCGCTCTTGCGGAACTTGCCTCCGCTAACGACGAACATTTACGACTCGCTGAAGAAAGCGACGAGGCATTGGAACCCGCCACCGAAACTGACGATCTCGGAATGGGCTGATCGATATCGGAAACTCTCTAGCGAATCCTCGGCAGAGCCGGGATACTGGCGAACCTCTCGCGCACCGTATCAGCGCGGGATCATGGACGCGATCACAGACGAAACGGTAAAAGAAGTCTGGGTTCAGAAATCCGCACAGGTCGGATGGACAGAGATACTTAACAACGTCATCGGGTATCACGTTCACCAAGACCCCGCGCCGATGCTGTTAGTGCAGCCGACATTGGAGATGGCAGAGTCGTGGAGTAAAGACCGATTCGCCCCGATGATTCGAGATACCTCGGTTCTTGGTGAGCGGATCGCAGACCCAAAGTCGAGAGATAGCGGCAACACGCTACTGCATAAAAAGTTTGCCGGTGGACACCTTACGGTAGCCGGTGCGAATAGTCCCTCGGGGCTTGCCTCGCGACCGATTAGGATTGTGTTGTTCGACGAAGTGGATCGCTACCCTGCAAGCGCAGGAACAGAGGGCGACCCGATCTCGCTCGGACGCAAGAGAACGGCAACCTTTTGGAGCCGTAAAGTTTTGGCAGGAAGTACGCCGACGATTAAAGGATCGAGCCGCATTGAAGCGGGTTTCGAGTCAGGCGATCAGCGGTTTTACTACGTTCCCTGTACGCACTGCGGGGAGTTTCAAAAACTAGTCTGGTCGCAAGTCAAGTGGCCCGATGGTCAACCGGAACTCGCGGAATATATTTGCGTTGCCTGTGGAGCAATTCTTACCGAGGCTGACAAGGCAGAAATGCTCGCAGCCGGAGAGTGGCGAGGCACAAAGGACTTTCGCGGTATCGCATCGTTCCATATTTCGGAACTGTACTCGCCATGGACGACATGGTCAGAGATGGCGGTTGCATTCGTACAGGCGAAGAAATTTCCCGAGACGTTACAAACTTGGATCAATACTGCTCTCGGGGAAACCTTCGAGGAACGTGGCGAACAAGTCGAAGCGATCGGACTTGCAGGACGGCGTGAAAACTACACCGCGCAGAGTATTCCGCAGCAGACCCTACTGCTCACCGCCGGAGTAGACGTACAGGACGACCGCCTCGAAGTGACGGTGGTAGGGTACGGACGCGACGAGGAAATGTGGGTCGTCGAGCATGGAGTCTTGCGCGGCGATCCTGGCTCTGATTCTTTGTGGAACGATCTCGACGGATACTTGTCTCGTAAACGAGAGACAGAGGACGGTCGGAATCTTCTTATCGAAGCGACTGCCATCGACTCGGGCGGTCACTTCACACAACAGGTTTATGCCTACTGCGCGAAACGTAAGTCTCGTCGCATCTGGGCGATTAAGGGAGCCGGTGGCTTTGGTCGTTTGATATGGCCGAAGTCAGCAGGACGAGCAGGGCGAACCTCGGCACAGGTTTTTATTGTCGGTGTAGATACCGCGAAAGATGTTTTATTCGGGAGGCTGAAGCGGATACACCAACCGGGGGCGGGATACATTCACTTTCCTGCCTCGGTCGATGAGGTCTATTTCGACCAGTTGACTGCCGAGACATTGATCTACCGAATGGTTCAGGGAAGGCGTGTCAGGTCATATAAGCCGCGATCTAGCGGCAGCCGCACGGAAGCCCTCGACTGTTTGGTCTACGCCTACGCCGCCTTTATAGGGCGAAATGGCCCGATGGTATTGCCGAACCGAAAGATCGAAACGCCGACGGAAACGAAGGAAGTTCAAGTTCAACCGCAAAACCCGCTACGCCGCCCCGCGCCTCCTCGCGGCGGGTGGATGAACGGATGGAGATAACGAATGGCCGATAAAAAGATTAGTCAGTTAACGTCGCTTGCCCAGAACGATGTAGTCGTCTCAACGGACGTTCTCCCGATTGTCGATACCTCGGCAACGGAGACAAAAAAGATTGCAGTCAACGCCCTCGTCGGCGCGGCTGCTGCTGCGGGTCTCACGAACGTAGACATCAACTCCGGCACGATTGATGGAGCGACGATTGCGACTTCAGATATTACCGTCGGCTCCGGCAAAACCCTCAACGTCTCCGCCGGTACGCTCACGCTCGCCGACAATCAGATCAGCGGCGATAAGGTCGAAGGCGGCACGATCAACGCCATCACGATCAACACGCTCACCTCTACGGCGGTCAACGCCACGACGGTAGACGCGACGAACGTGGAGGTTACGAACGTCAAGGCGAAGGACGGCACCGCCTCGATTGCGATTGCCGACTCGACTGGCGTGGCCTCGCTTTCTGCCAACCCGATCCTCTCCGGCGGCACCGCCAACGGCGTGTTGTATCTGAACGGCAGCAAGGTGGCGACGAGTGGAAGTGCGCTGACGTTTGATGGGACGACTTTAGTTTCAAACGCAGCCTCTGCGCGTATTCAAGTATCGCCATCTACAAACACAAATAATTCTTTGTTTCAAGCAACAAATGGCGGTGGCAGCGGGTATATT